TTCTATGTATGGGTCTGTTCGAAACGAATCCTTTACATACCTTTGTTTTGCCATTATAAAATTTTTATTTGATAAAAAACATCTGGGCGGCCGGCTAAGACTTTTGCTATCCTTACGGATTGCTGTACCCAGATGTTCTTATGCTTAGCCAACACATTAAACACTAGGTTATGTTGGCTATTATAATCGTAATTTCTAATTTTGCAAGCTCAAATTCAAGCTTACAATCCATTTATACAAAAAAGATACATAATATCAAGACATTTATAGAAAAACTACACCATAAGATGTAGTAGTTCATATCAGACATTGAGTAGCGACCTTCTTCCGCAATAGCTTCAAATATCTGCTATTCACGTGCAAGGATAAGTGTACAATTCCCCCTGCTTGTATCTTCTATGATAGTGATCTAGTTATAAGGGTCAATAGAAAAAAAGACTTGCTTTTTTATGCTTTACGACTATACTACAATAGATTTATCATCTATTCAAATCTATGAAGACTTGTTTCTTTTTAGAATCAGAATGCACTCGTGAGGAATCAGAAAACCTAAGAAACAAAAGAAAATACTATGGGGAGTATCTATCGTACATAGTCAAAGATTATTTACTCTCATTGTCTGAAACAGAACTAGCTAAACTAAAACAGAAGTATGTAGTGCATATACCCAAAAGAAAAAAGATCAGTCTAACTGGTATATTTTCAAACCTATGAAAACTAGTAAATTAATCTAAAGTTATAATTGAATAATACAGTATATGCACGTGTATTGTGTTATTCAATAATAGTTTTATAACCTAATACGTGTAACAAATGAAAGCATTAAAAATCTTTGGTTGAATTATGTTGATTATTTTCTGACTATGAACATTATTTGTACCACAAACACAAGATCCTATATTTAACACAATAAAGCGAATATGTTTCTTTGTAATGATATTTCTAGGTATATTGCTTTTTACTAAGGTAAACAATAAATAGAAAATGACTAAAAAGAAAATAACTAAAAAGAAAAACATAGAAAGCCGAAAAGACCATTGAAACTCAACTTGGAATTCCGAAAAACGACAAGATCTAATAGAGGCTATAAGGCACGATGTAACTCAGAAAGATGCTTGTGCTTATGTATGAATTGCAGTCAGCACGCTCCACGACTGGCTAAACAGAGATAAAGAATTGATGGAAGAATACACCAGAGCAGAGAAACGAATGGATATTAAAACATCTAATGTAATAGCAAATTGAATAACAAACAATAATCTAGACGAAAAGGAGAGGATGAGATATGCACTAGAATGGAAGAAGCGTAGAGACAAAAGATATAGAGACAAACAAGAAACAGAACATAGCTGAGAAATAAAAAACTGAGTAAAAGATCTAAGTACAGAAGAATTATTAAAAATATACAACGATTTATCAGATAAATAGGCAAATGTCTATATTTTATAAGTAGGTTGTCCATACCAAAGAGACAATATCGCTCCGTCGTAGAGTATAAACTTTAATTTCTATAATGGATGAAGAAAAACGAAGAGGTACAATTAGAGATAGTTAAAAGAGAGTTAGCGTTTAGAAGTTTACTACACTATCTAAGGCATACTTTCAACTGATTTGAAAATATAGCATACCAATGAGATCCAGCCGAAAAGATACATGATAAGATAATAGAAAAACTAGAAGCAGTAGAAAGATGAGACATAAAAAGACTAATGATCTTTTGCCCACCGAGGCTTTGAAAATCAATGGTAAGCTCTATATATTTTCCAACACGAGCGATAGGGAAAGATCCAACAAGGAAAGTAATCACATCATCATATGCGGCAAACCTCGCAAGTGACTTTTGAAGAAAAGCAAGAGAGCTTGTAAAGAGTAAAGAATACAAAGATATATTCCCAGATGTAAAACTATCTGACAGTAAAAGAGAGTGAGGAAACCGAGAAACAACTCAATGATGATGAGTATATACTGCTGGTGTGGGTTGATCTATAACAGGAAAAGGTGCTGATATATTTATTATTGATGACCCAGTAAAGGATAGAATAGAGGCTGATAGTCCAACAACACAAGAAAGGAATATCGATCGGTATGATTCAGTAGTATCAACAAGACTACAAACACAAGATTCGGCTGTGATAGTTATAATGACAAGATGGAATGTAAACGATTTAGCTGGTTATTTAGTAGCAGAGGAAAAGAACTGATGAGATAAACGAGAGAAGCTTGTAATCCAAGGAATCAACGATGAGTGAGAGGAGATTATCCGACCATGAAAACGAGATGTAGGCTACATGACAAGCGTATCAGAAAAGATGATAAAGAAAAACTGGGAAGCTTTGTATCAACAAGATCCAATAGCATCTATGGATTGAATATTTGCTAGAGAATACTTTGATTATTTCTTATTATCAGATTTTGAAAAAGCCGACGGTATATTAAAGAAACAAGATCTAAAGGTATGAATATTTATAGATCCAGCTTTCAGTTCTTCAGCAACATCAGATGACGCAGTTATTCATGCACTATGACAACATAAGATATCTAAACAGATCTACCAGTTGGACACTTACGCAGATACTTCAGCACCATCAAGAACAATGCAAGCGTTGTTGTCTATCTACAACCATATAAAGCTATGAGGTTATAATCCTGAATTTATATCAGTAGAGGAGGCAAAGATAAATAAAGAGCAAACAGAGTTTATTGATAATCTTAGGGTGTTCTGTTTGCAAAACCAAATAGACATCCCAATCATAACATATAAGCCAAAGATAAAAAAAGAGGATAGAATTAAATTCTTCTTAGAGCCTATTATGAGTCAAAAGGGGCTAAAGTTTAGAAGAGATCTTACAGACAAATCATTGCTAATGAGAATGGAGTGACAGTTTATAAACTTTCCTAATGATAAACACGATGATATAATAGATTGTATGGCTCAATGAATCGCTGTATTTGGAGATAGAAGTAAGACTGACAGATATGATGAATGGGACGGTGCTACTGACTGGCACTAAAAAACTATTGCATTGCTTAAATAAAACATTATAATAAACAAAAGGGGTTTTATGTTTTCTTATCTATATGGGGAAAAGATTAGAAGATTATGAGGTTGTAACAAAACAAGACATCCAAAGCAATAAAGAGCTTTACAAGGATGTTTTATCTGTATTAGAAAATAACCGAATAGAAGGAGAACAGTATATTGCTGAAAAAAGGGAGCAATTTAAAGAACGACAAAAAAAACTCACCAAACCAGATGTATATAAGACACAACACATAAAAATCCATACAGCCATACAACAAAAGAAGGCGTTTATTGCCACTTTCTACAATAACGATCTACAAGTAAGGTTCAACGGTCAAGATATGGGGGACGATGAGCAGGCTAAAAAAATAGAGATGCTTGCAAACTATGATAAGAAAGTTATGTGAAAAGATAAAAAGGATTTCAAACGATTGGAATACATATTTGATTATGGTGTTGGTATTGAGATCAAGACATGATACAACGACATAACAAATACCCCAACATACGAGGTAGTGAACCCTATGTACTGGATTCCTGATAGATTATGAAATTCAATAGATAATAATTTCGAGTATCATATATTCGAGATGACAACAACAAAAAACCAATTAGAATATGTAAACAAAGAATGAGATACTTATTTCAACTTGGATGAGGTAACCGAACAGGCACTATGGAATAAAACAGCCGAAGAAATGGGGTCTCATCGTCAGCTTAATAACATAGAAGATGCCAGAAGAACATTAGAGATACACACACACTATGTTACATTAAATTCACGCAAATATATTGTAACAACAACAAATATTAGAAGTCTTATTATAAGGTTTGAGGAGATTAAACCTATAAGCAAAGAAGAAAAGAAAGATCCCTCATTAGTAAAATTCCCTGTAGTAATAACAAACAAATTTCCATTAGATAACGACCCATTTGGATTAAGTGATCTAGAATTGATATTAGATAAACAGAATGCTATAAACAGGATATCAAACTTATCTCTAATGAAACAAGAGTATGACGCATGATTCAAACATGTTGCAATAGATACAAGTAAGATAACAAACCCTGATATACTAAAACAAAGACCAGTAAACTGACCTATCTATGTTCCTTTCAGGAGTAATCAATGAGAGCCAATATCAAACGCAACCGCACCAATAGAAACGTTTTCTAGTGTATCTCAATGAGCATTTGATACGTTAAGTTATTTGGAAAGGGAAGCTGGTAAAGAAACATTATTTACAGAATCTAATAGAGGTTTGGCACAAGCGAGTCAAACATTAGGACAAGCTAAGATGCAACAACAAAACAGTAATCTAGTTTTCTGATTAGATGCTGATATGCTTTCTATAGGTATAAAGAATTTCTGGAGAATAATATGGTATAGATCTATACAGGAGAACTTCAAATGAACACAAGAGAAAATATTTAGGATAGGTAATGGGTTATTTTGAAAGACAATAAAATTTAAGAAAGCGGATATTATATCATGATATGATCCAGATATAACAGTAGAGAGTGCAAAGAAAGAAAAGGAGCAAAATGGTGCGTCATTAGCGTACATGATGGCACAACGACCATTGATGCAACAAGATCCTAATATCTCACAAGTAAGTAAAAACATATTCAAAAGAAAATTAGACGAGATGAATTGAGTACAGAACGACTTGGTTTATGCTTATACTCCACTCACTAGGGACGAACAAAGAGCGTTAAGTTATATGGAAATAATAAGCAATGATATTGTTCCAGAGTGATTATTCCAACCGTGAATGGATTATCAAACATACTGGATATATCTATCACATGCTAGCAATACGAAAGCAAAAGAAAAAGTAATGTGATTATTAGAAGAAGTTATGTTAGAAGAAGGATTGAATAAACCACAACAACAAGAGCAAGGTTGAATTGTTAATGCTATGTGAGGTCAATTAGGGGCTAATCTAATGAAAGAGCAAAAGCAAAACTCTGCAGAAGTATCTTTATCTCCACAATAATATATGTTAAATAAGATTGAATGATACAAAGATATAAAAGCCCTAGTAATGAGTGATTGATTCATTGCATATACAAATTACTTGAAGTCACTAGAAAAATTATATATAAATTCAATATTAAAATTAGATAAATCAAAAAGTGAAAAACAATATACAGAACATGATATAAATAGAAAAATATTAGAGGTTATAAGATGAATAAAAGAATCACCATTAACTGCATTAAATGAGATTCGGACATCTGTACAAGAGGATCTAGAAAGCACAGAGAAAATATTAAAAGTAATCAAACATACAAATAACATTCTTGGCATAGAATAGCCTGCAAGCTATCTAATAAGACCATTGCGGAACGATTAAACGCTTTAATATTAATCAAACTATAATGGAAGAAAAGACAACCACTGAGGAAGAAGTAATCGAAGTCGACGTCGATGAAGAAACTACAGAGGAAACAACCGATGATTCAGAAGAAGAATCAAAAGAAGAGGTGGATTACAAAGCTCTATATGAACAAGAGAAAGAAAGGGTAAAGAAGTGGAAAGCTCGCACCAAAAAGGGGAAAGCTAAAGCCAAAGACCTTAAATCTGATGTTGATATAGATGAAATTGTAGAAGCTAAACTCAGGGAAGAGAGAGAAAAAGACAGCTTTGTCAATGAATACCCTGACGCTGATTTTGATATCATAAAGGAATTATCACAGGAGAAAGAAATCTCTTTGACAGAGGCTCACATTCTTAACGAGTTTAGGAATGGTAGACCTATCAAAAAAGAAGAAACCTCCAAAACTACATGAATACATGGGAAATTCAAGCCAACGACAAGTAAAGGTTCTGATCTTTATAAGAAGTTGAACGAAGCTGTCCCTGCATTCATGAAATAATTTTACTAATTAATTTACTATAAATGGATTTCGTACTATTGAACAATCCAACTCAAGTAAACTATGTTACTTTGGCAAAAGCTAGTGCTACAGTCATTAGACCAGGTACATTCGTTGCTTTAGATGGAACAAATCTAGCAGTTGAAGCTGACGCTTCGTCAACTAAAATTGCTTACTCACAAGCAGGTGCTGAAGTAGGATCAGAGGAAATTAGAGTAATTGCTGATAAAGAATTGCTTTTGAAAGGAACTGCTGATGCTAACTTCGCTGACACAGACAAAGGTATTAAATGCGATATCGTTGTAAACGGTGGAAAACAAGAAATCGATCTTGGAGCTGCTACTACAAATGTATTGAGAGTTGATATCTCAAAAGTTGCTGGTACTGTTGGATCTGATCTAGAAGTACAAGTAAGAGTAGCTTCACATCTACTAGACTAATTAAAAAATTTTACTAATTAATTCTTTTTAGAATGCTTACAATCGACAGATTTAATCAGCTATTCACAAAAGATCTATCTGGTACTATGGACAATGCGGCTTATGACCCAAAATTGTTCGCAGTAGTAAACAAGATCTTTGATGTTGCTGACACTACAGAATATTCAGAAAGTTACCACTCAACAGAAGGTTTCTCTGGAACAACTTATTTGGATGAAAACCAAAACCTAAATAATGGAGACATTACAAAAGGGTATAGAGTTGCTTTTGAGTCAAGAGAACTTGGAATGTATATTGATGTTTCAAAAAAAGCTAGGCTTAAAGCAAAAGACAGTACAGAAGCTGTTGCTGAAATTATTGCTAAACAAAAGAAACATGCTTTATACGACCTAAATAACTTTGTTACAACAGAATCAATGAAACTTCTTAACGAGGCTTTCGGTTCTGCTACTATCAAAGCTCCAGATGGACAAGACATTATCTCTGCTACTCACTTATGGAAAGATGGCACACAAGCATTTGATAATCTACTTCCTGCTGCTGCATTCTCTGCAACTGCTATGGATGAAGCTTACAAAAGAGCAGCCAATCTAACAGATAGCAAAGGAAAACCTATGCCAGTAATGTTACATTCTATTGTTGTAAGAAAAGGTGGTAAAGCATCTGTTGATGCTAGAAAACTTCTTGGATTATATGGTTCACAATATAGTCCTACTGTTATTGGTGATATCAATATCTACATGGGTGAGTTGAATATCATCGAAACTCCATATTTAATAAGTGACACAGCTTACTTCTTTATGGGCGATATGATGAACGGTGACGACAATCCATTATTTGTTCACTTTATCGAAAGACCTAAAATCCAATGACCTGCAAGAGTTACAGATAATCTTTCTTACAGACGAGATTATGCTGGTTCTTTCAAATACGGATGTAGAAATCTTCCATTCAATATTATGGGAAGTGTTGGAGCATAACAAATTAAGATATAAGGGGCGAGAGATTGTCCCTTTATCTCTTTTATTTTTCAATTTAATATAATGACACATCAATTTCTAGAATATAACGGCATTATGGTACCAGTGAATAAATACATGAAACTAAAAAAACAAGAGAAACAAGGTAAGTCACCATTGCTTTCCGACGTTACAGAAGAAAAGGAAGTCGAGGTGGTAGAAACACCAGTAGAGACAAAAAAAGACTCTGTATTTGAAGAGAAACGAAAGCCTTGATTGCCCAATAAAGCTAAATTAAGAGAAATCCTTGATGAAAGGAAAATATCTTATACAAAGAACAACTGCCGAAAAACATTATATGAAAAATACATCAAATCTAACTAATTTATATCTTAGATAAAAGCCAATGAATGCTGCACAGATGCTTACTATGTTGAGAGATCAAACAAAAACCACGCCAACAATGATAAGTGATGCAACATTGGCTACATATCTAGATATTGCACATAAAAAGATCTATAAAAAGATAGTAAACCTTGATAAAAACTATTTCTGGCAGAGATGGACATCAAACTTAGTTGCTAATCAACAAGAATACACATTGGCACTTCCAACAAGTCCTGTATTCTGACAATGAAGTATAGAAAAGATTGGTATTAAATATAATTCAACTGATGAAGACTATATAAATGTAACTATAAGAACATGGGATGAGTTAGAATATGATGCAAGTTGGTATGAAGCAAACCAAGATAGCGATTCACCTTTTGCAATTATATCTGATAAAAGTATATTTATATTCCCAACACCTACAGATAATTCTGTATGATGATTGAAATTGGAATGATCTAGAAGACCATTTGAGATAACTCCAGCATCAAATGAAGATAATTTCTTGTGTCCTATAGAATATCACCATGTAATAGTAATGGGTGCTATATCTTATGCTCTTAATCAAAGAAGCCAAGAGCAAGAGTCAAACAACGCTATACAGGTGTTCGATAAAGAGTTGGACGAGATGTTATACGATATAAGTTCAAGAGACACAACTGTTGTAAAATGAGAACAACAAGATTTATCATATTTGGAATAAATGGGAGCAGTAATAAAGATTGATACTTTTTTTTGATGACTTTCAGACACAAGTACTCGCTTGTGAATTTGACAAACCCCATATTCTGAAAATATAGACTTCAGAAGAGACCCTGAATACATCCAACTATCTAGAACATATGAAGATGTGTTCACTACTAACGGTAATCTTATGTTATGTGCATTAGACGAACACAAATATCCACATAGTTTCTTTGCATGAGAAAGTGGAGAGATCTACGCCGACAATTGAACATTAGTCTACACACTAACAAACGGTTCTGATATAATCAATAGTATGAAGTTTTGAGACCAGTATATTTTCCTATATAAGAGAGGTTGACTATGATACATAATGAAAATAGATTCCGCAAATGCTAACTATACATGATGGAATCCAGCTGATGTAGACGAGGATTATGGAATATACATAGCATGACATTATGAAGTAGATAGGCATATGTTAATGATAAATGATAGTGATGATTTTATGTATATAACGATGTGACATAAGGTTATAAGGCTTGCCCCTAATTGAGTGATAGATGAGTGATTAACACTAGAAGATTCAATAACAGGGTTTACAGTACACGGTTGACTGTATAGACTTTACACTAGACAATGATTGCTTTATGCTTGGGACTGATTCTCATTACAACATGATTGATATGTACCATTAAATGCACATGTAAGATACGTTTTCAACAATTCAGGAATGGATTATGTAGTTGCTGGTACATTGGGGCAGTATTCTAAACTTTTCTATGCTCAATGATTCTGAAAAGAACCACTTAAAAAAGCATTAAATATAGGTGGTAATGAATTATACATGTATGATATAGAAAACAATGGCGGTAATTATACTATGGTAGAATATGATTGAATAGTATATATATCTGATATAGATCATGGTAGGATAGAAAGTTTTTGAAGAGAATATATCCAATATCCAATGAGTTTCTCAATAGACAATGTTATCCCACAAGCAAACAGTATCTGAATGCTTGCAAGACAAACATCAACGCCGTTTGTTTATTTTTCGTATTTAGATAACGTAACAACAAGAATAGCAAGGCTTAATCTATGACTATCAAACTGATACACATATTCTAGCAATTGAGTGTGGTATTCACAGAAGTATTCATTTGACCATGTAGAAAAGAAAAGAGGGTTCGAGGTAAATACAAGAGCCGATGTACCTACGAACACAAATATAGAACTCCAGTATAGTATAGATTGAGGAGTTTGGACTTCTATAGGAAATCTTATCACATGAAGAACAAAATTTTTAGCTGAAAGGATAGATGGATATTTCTTTGAGATACAATTTATGGTTTTACTAACAACAACAGATGAGAACACAACACCAAAGTTCTACGATGCAAGCATCAAATTCGAAGAAGTTGAAGACTAAGATCCCAGAATATATGGAGAACAACGAGGGAAAACGTATAATTACTCCATGACTGTGAACTAACTTTAAAATGGATGCCCCAATAAGTTTAAGAGGTATAAACTGGAAAGGTGAGCTACCAGAGCCACCAAAGAGTCCTAAAAGATGAGATATGTATTTTAACACAATAAAAAGAAAGCGGTATATATATGAAACTAGAAGATATGTTTGGGATGTTGATAAGTTTGCTATAGATTGACGAGCAGAAAACCATTATTATGAAGTTTGAGATTATATAGAAGTATCTAATCAATTGTTTATATGTGTCACAGCACATTATTCATCGCTACCTTTTGTCCCAGCTAATTGGGAACAATCAAATGTGATAAGGAGACGAGTACCATTGGAATTGTCTGATATAAGAAGCCGATTATGATGAAACCAGACATCACC